TACCACAAATCACCCTTATGCTGCTTTTTCAGTGCGTCCGTTGTCCACGACTTAGACGGGTCTGTGCTCTGTCTCCACGTTTCGGATTTTCCGTCTATCTGCGTCTGCACATCCTTGAGCGTTTTTGCATAGTCTCCCTTGATCCAGTTGTTAAGAGAGGAATCATCAGTATATTTATTTCTTTTTTCCCAGTCTGCAGCATTAAAATTTCCGCTCTCTCTCGCAGTCGTACAGGTCATAATATCTGCACTGGAAGAATCGAACCATAAGTCACCCACATCATACGGCGTAGTTGGCTGCTTAACGAAAATCTGAGCCTTGCCATCAATCGCGTCAAATACGGCTTGTGGCGGCGTTGATGTCATTTCCTGCCATGCTGAGCCATTATAGATATAAGTTTTCTGGTTCTCTGTGTTGTTCCACAAGTCGCCCTTATGCTGGGCTTTCAGCTCATCCGTTGTCCAATTGGCCGCCGGATCAGTGCTCTGCCGCCACGTTTCCGCCTTACCGTCAATCTGAGTAGACAAGTCGGCAATCGTCTCTTTGTAGTCGCCAGAAAGGAAGTTTTCAAGCGCGGTATCGTCTGTATAAGTATCTTTTTTCGCCCAGTCGGACGCATTATACTTTCCAGATGTGCGCTTAACTACGCAGACAAGGATAGTTGTTCCGGTGAACCATGTATCGCCTACGTCATAAGGGGGAATCGGTTCGCCAACAAAAATCTGCGCCTTGCCGTCGATTTTGTCAAAAACATCGTCTGGAACGCTCATTTCGTGCCAGGTTCCATCCTTATAGATGTACTCGACGTTATTGGTTGTGTTATGCCACAAGTCGCCGTTATGAGCCGCTTTTTCGCGATCCCATACGGTCAGAATGTTTGCACCGGTGCTGTCCGTAATATTCGCGCCGGTATGGTCCTGCAATGGTTCAGATGTGCTATTATCTGTCCATTGGAGCGCCGGATCTGTTGCCTGGAACCACGTTTCGGCTTTCTTGTCAATCGAATTAGAGATTTCGACAAGCGTTTCTGCATAATCCGTGTAGATGAAATTGTTAAGTTCAGAATCGTCTGTATACTTAACCGCCTTGATCCAGTCAGAAGAATCATAGGCACCAGACTGTCGTGAGCGCTGGCATCTCATAAGATCGGAAGTATCATTGCCCACCCACAGGTCACCTACATCGTACGGAGGATACGGCGTAGCTGTAAAAACGCGGCGCTTTGAGTCTGCTGTGTCTTTGGCTTCTGCGGCTTTCTGCATGGCAAGCGTGATATCGGTATCCTGTACGAGCTGCCAGTTCCACGCCGATCCGTCTTTCTGGAAGCGGTACGCATAGCCTTTCGACTTCCAATAGAATAAGTCTCCCTCATGAGCAGTCTTCTTCTCCTCGGTATCCCATTCTTTCGCCGGAACGTTGTTGAGCGTAGGCTCGTAATCGTAATAGAACGTTTCGATCTGACCGTCAATCTGCTTTTGCAGGCTGGAAATCATAGGGTTGTATATATTGCTCGTAAAGTCGTTCAGAGAAGATTCCGCTTTTTTTTCGGCAATATCTGCCACCGTTTCGCCCTGAATGGAAAGAGAAACCACGCTAAGCCGGACTTCTCCCGTTTCAGCATCCATGTAGACGGTCTGTTTTCCGTTTCTGTCCTGGATGATAAGGGTGCCGCCAACTCCCCAATCGAAATTGATGCCAATAGCAGTCATGATCTTAGCTATCATGACTCCATCTACAGAAAATCCACCGTTCCAAGTCTTTCCGCCGTCGGTCGATGCTGTGATGGTATCAGCTGTAATTTTGAAAACACTTTTGGATTCTGCAAGCGTAGGCTTATCGTGCAGATAGTAGATGCTGCTGCCATCTGGCTGCACTTCGCTCGAAATATAGGTTCCAGGTGCGTTGGAAACCTGTTTTTCGAGAGCGTCCATCTGTTTTTCAAATTCTTTTTTAATAACCTGCTGCTGCTTTTTGAGATTCTGGTATACTTTCGAGCCAGATGTCGCCTTTTGCGACTTTACGGTTTCTGGGCTGTCTGTATCGCAGGAAATAGACGTACTGCCAAGGTACGTGTAAGTAATATTGCTCAGAACGGAAAAGAAAAGATTTCCTTTCATATCCTGCACGAAACACGGGTCCATAAACTCAGCAAGCGGGTTTGAAATGTGATCTCCGCTGAATGTGTAAAATTCCAGCCCGACAATAACATTTCCGATTAGCTGCAGTGCCTGTGCTTCTTTGCCGGAAATCAATGGATTTTCGATCAAGAAGCAGTAATCTTCCGAACCTACAATATAAGATTGCTTTTCATCTCCATCGTCGTTCTCCGCCTTAACTCCAGTTATCCGAATCATATCTGTCGAAATGCTCGGATTCTTCTGAAATCCAGAAAAATTCTGTGCTTTCGTGTAATCATACGTTCCATCTGACTTTTTAAGGCCGGAAAAATCATAGCTCTTAATAATAACAGCACCGTTGGAATCGCACATGGCATTTCCGCCAGCAATCATAGCGATATATCCGAGCATCTCCCTGCATGTAACATTTTCAGAAATTGCATCTACCACGAAATCACCATTTGTGAATTTCGCGCTGCCAGCAACAAGATTACACTGAATGCAGACATCCCGATAGATATTAAATATAGTCGCCGGAAACGTCGTATTTGCAACGTAACTATCGGATGTTTTCGCCATGTAATCTGCAGCAACAAGCGTAATTGTGGATCCCGGCGTGGTCGGCTCAACTACAGAAAAGATTCCCTCTTTGATTTTTTCTACGCTTCCATCATCCAGCGTCATTCCCGTAAAAAGCGTGATTTCTGCGCCGTAAAAGTCAATGGCATCAAATCTTCCGTCGTAGTTATCCAAATTAAGCTCTATTGTTCTTGAAAGCGCCACACCGAGGGGGAATGAACTTCCCCCATTGGTGGTGATGCTGTTACCGTCAATTCGAAAATCTTTGGACGGATCCAGAGTCAATTTTGTGCCGTTCCGTAAAACCACGTTCGCGTACGCATAACATGCAGAACCGTTTTCTACTTTTTTCCTAAATTCTGTGCTTACATTTTTCATGATGGGTCAATCCTCGTTACCTGGAAACTAAGACTTGTGCATTTTTCCTCGCCCTCTTTGAGGGAATACATCGCTGTGTCAACGTTTGCAACATAAAAAGCATGTGTCTCCCATTTTGCGGTTTTGATATTGAAATAATGGAAATTGAACTGAGACTTGAAAACAGTCTTTGAAAGGATTTCCGCTGCTGCTTCAAGGGTAATATCGGTCCATTTAAGGTTATACGCTTCAACGGTGAATAACCTTGTGTTGACCATTTTGCCGTTCATAAGCCGCCCGGAATCGTCCGAAGATGTTGCTGCAAAAGCAATTGTGTAACCATCTTCGTCAACATCTGGCGGCGTGTAGCCATCAAACTGCAAATGATTTTGTGCCATGTATGCCCTCCTTAAGTCGTAGACAGCTCGAATGGGTTATTTCCACCCTGTATCTGCTGCAGCTTTGCTTCGCTGATTGTTTCCTTGAACAGGACTTTTCTGTCCAACTGTGCAACGAAAGTATAGCTTCCATTGCCTTTTCCAGACTCTTCCCGGACAATCTTACGGATAAGCCCCTCTGGTGCTTCGATATTGTTTCCGCTTTTCTGATCTCCGAGCATTGCCAGAAACTCCTGGTTTGGTGGGATGACCGCACCGGATGCCAGATGTGGGATTCTTCCGATAGTTGGAATATTTACATGCGGAATTCTATTCACGCCGCGGATCAGATTATTGATTGCTCCGATTGCCTGATTAACCATGCTGATGATCCCATTAATCGGAGCACGCACAACATCACCAATTCCGCTCATGATACTCGAAAAGATATTTTTGACGCTCTGCCAAGCATTCCGCCAGTCACCAGTAAACGCGTATTTAATAAAATTCATAATCCCAATAAATACGTTTTTCATAGTTCCGAATATTGACTTAATCAAATCGCAAAGAACCTGCGGAGCAATGCCAGCTACGCCAAAATATTTTACCCAGTCAACAGAGAATAATTTTTTCACCAGTGACATAAATGGAGTTAAAATATAGTCTCCAATCCATTCAATTACAGCGCCGCATGTATCCGCAAATCCCTGTGCTATTTGTCCTGCACCGGAAAAAGCTTTTTTCCAGTCGCCCGTAAACACACCAACAAGGAAATCGATCAAACCGCCGAGCATATCCAGAATTCCGTTCGCCATTTCTACCGCAGCGCCCAATAAATCAATAGCCGCGTCGCCTAGCCATTGTACTACAGGAGCCAATAACGGAATTACATTTTGAAGAATCCAATTAATAAGGGGAACAAGAACGTTATTCCAAATTTGCTGTAGCGCATCAATGATTTTTGCGCACACATCAAGGAATTTATCGACAAAATCTGTAAGAGGTCCATTAATCAAATCTTCGAGCCGCGTTCCCCATTCATCGATGATAGGCACTACATAACTATTGTAAAGATCAAGCAGTGTTTCCAAAATAGACGCACAGCCTGATTCGAAGTCATCAATAAATGGCTTAACGCTCTCATCATAAAATGCAATAATTTTGTCGGATGTATCGTTTAAAAAGTCCTCGATAACCTGCGCGAGATGTTGTATCGGAGCAATTGTATTATTAATTGCTTCTGTTATCTTATCCTTGTTGTCAATCCACGGCTGTGAAATAAGATACATCTTATCCCGTTCGTATCGTGAAAAAATTTCTACGGCCAGACCTCCCAAAGTCGCAAAAATTCCAATAATATTTCCAGTCAGATCCTGTGCCGTCTGTGTTCCAAACGTGTTTGCAAACACTTCGGCTATGGTTTTTGCAATAAGACCAAACTGATCTGCCATTTCTGTGCCGACGTTAAAAATATCAACCAAGAATTTCTTGACTCTATCCTTATTTCTGCTTAGATAGCTTTCAAAACCGCCTACAAGATTAACAGCCAGTGTAAGACCTACGCTTGCTATTGATCCGGCTACGACCCCGAGATTATAGATTACAGATTCTGCAAAGCGTTTTGCGGCTCCTACTACTTCCGGGTCCGTGAAGATCTCAGCAAGATTCCTTTTGATGGATGCCAGATCCTTTTTCAGCTCTGCAAGCTGCGGTTTGTAATCTCCAAGGCCATCCCAGAAGCCGGACATAAACAGGTCTTTAATCTTTTTCAGTAAATCAAAAACTTTCTGCAGATTATCCAGAAAAGCGTTAGGGATCTGCTCTTCCGTGAACATTGGCGCACTGCCTGTTCCTCCTCCACCGCCGCCAGCTCCCGGGGATTTGCCGCCACCGCCGCTGCCGGAACCGCTGTCGCTTTTCGAATCCATCTTGTTCAGATCATCGAGAGGGGAAAGGTATTTTTCCGTTGCTTCTGCGGCCGCATCTGCCGCATCTGCCGCGTCGTTGGTTGCGTCAGCTACATCTTCCGCACTCGATGCCGTATCGCTTAGAGATGCCGCGTAGTCCTTCTGGACGGCTAATGCTCGGGTGTATGTTTTCTTCCCGGAAAGCATCGAAAAAAACATACTCACGTATGTTGCCGCGGTGCTAAGCATGTCGATAAATTTGGACAGAATCGGTGCAATCGCCGTAAGAATCGGCGCAAAAGCTGTCGCAAGACTGTTTTTGAGCCGTTCCAAGCTGCCCCACAACATAGAGATAGCCGAGTTGGTTGAGCCGGATTCCTGCGCCAAATTTGACATTCCAGCCACAACCGCGCTTCTCAGCTTATTGAAAAGAACGAATAATGAGCGGATGCCTAGACCGTATTTTAACAACGTCATAATTCCGTTTTTGGCATTTCCCGCCGCGCTTCCGGTCTCTTTCAGCGAATTTGCGGCTTTCTTTCCGCTGTCAGCCACTTTTTTATTTGAATTTGCCAGCTTTTCTCCGTCGCCAGCGGCTTTTTTTGTTGCTGCGCTGCTTGCTGATTTCGAATAATTATCAATGCTGTCTTTTACGCCGTCATATGACGTTTTCAGCCGGTCATTGATATTTGCCAGCTTTTCTTCTTCCTGCGCCAGTTTTTCCGTCGACGCTGCTGCTTCTTTTGTAGGTTCGGTATTAATCGTTGCAGTACCGGCTTCTTCCATCTCACGCATTTTGTTTGCGACCGAATCGTATTTGTCACGTAAAAAGTCAAGGTCAACCGCAAGCTCTCCCATTTCTGCCGTCTTACTTCCGTCATCATTCGAAGACCAAAGTTCATCCCATTTTTCTTTGGTAATCGAAATTTTCTCATCCAATTTCGCAAGTTCTGACTCAAGCTGTGCGTACTGCTTGGTTGGAGTTTCTGATCCTAGTGCGGACGTGAACGCTCTTCCTGTTTCTTCAAGATCCTTCAACTCACCTTTTGCATATTCAATTGTTTTTGCGAGCTGGTCAATATCATACTGATAGCTCTTATACTTTTTGCTGTCTTCACTGCCGCCCAGCGCCACAAATTTTTCCTGCGCATAGATTAGTTTGTCCATCTGCGTCTTAGCAGACTCTATCTGTGCCTGAATCTCTTTGTATTCGTCGGTCGGTATCTGCTGTTTTCCGAGTTCAGCAACCTTTTCTTTGAGCTGTTCGACTCTTTTTTCCTGCTCTCTGTACTGATCGTTCAGCTTCGAGAACGCATTCGCCTGTTTGTTTAGTGATGCTTTGGCCTTGTCTCCAAGACCATTAATAGACGAGATACATTTCCGCACATTCGCTTCCAGCTCCTTACTGCCAGCTTTTGCGCCGTTGGTGTCAATCTCCGTATCAATGATGATATAGCCGTCAGCATGTCCCGCCATGCGTTTTTCCTTCCTACCGTGTAACTTTTAACGGTTTATGCCGGTGCTCCGTATGCTCCGGCAGTTATTTTGATATTCCGAAAAGCTCTCTAAGAGCTGCTTTTTCTTCTTCGCTTCTCTGGCCGCTTGCCGATTTGAGATCGATGATAGCCTTGTTATCTCTGTAATATTCCTGTTCCCACTTGTCCAGTTTCTTTCCTTTGGCTTTTTTATCTCGGATACTTACCACGGTCGAAAACGTGCCTTCCCCGATCTCCATGTAGAATGCAAAAAAAGTCCACCAGTGCAGATACTTCTGACCGCGCACATCTTTTCCGGCAACCTTATTGATGGACGGAATAATAATGGTTGCATCCTGTATCCAGTCCATTAATTTTGGCCTTTTTCGCTTTGTGTCCTCTGAAAACCCGCAGTCAATAAATTCACATGCTTTTTCCGCAGCTTCTTCCCATTCTCCGGGTGGCATATCGTCAAAATCAATATAGAGGATAGCTAACATACTTATGACCTGTTCCGCCCTCTTTTCGTCCTCGGTCATATCTGGTTCGAAAATCTCGGGATCGTTCATGCATTGCAAAATATCCAATACCACTCGATAATCTGAGCGTATTGGATATTCTTTTCCTGCAACGTTGAGCGATGTCGGAAGGCTCCACGCGTCCATTATTTACGATATTTTGTAACGTACTTGTTCATACGTGTTCGAACTTTTTTAGCCCTGTGTTCGGTCTCAGTTTCGATCACGCGACCGATAGCGTCAACAACTTCTTCGAAAAACAGCTTTCCAGAAGCAAGCGGAGAGAACGGGCCTAAGATGCTGAAAAATGATTCTTTCGAATCCGATCCGATCAGATAGGAAAGCTCATCGGCAACCATGCTTTCAATCTTTTTAATGTCCGCCGGTTCGTTTTCCGGCACTGAAAAGCTGTTCAGATGTTCTACAACCTCATCATATCGTGAGATAAGATTGGTGTCGGACGGTCGAAAATCAAATTTCCCGTATACATGGCCCTGCTTATTTTTGATGTAATAAGTTTTTAAGCCATCATCAATAATGATATCGTTACTCTGCGGTTTTACGAGTTTGTTGCTCATTGGAAAGCTCCTTTCTATTCGTGTGTGATCTTACGCCAGGGATGTGCTTTTATCGGAAGCTGGCGCTGCGCCCTCATTAAATTCCGGAGTCCCGGTTTTCAGAGAAGCTGCGCTTACGTATCCTTTTGTGAATTTGCCATCCTCAGAGACAGCGAACGGGATATTGAGACCCGCAGTATCGCCGCCGTAAGACTGCGGTTTTACGATGACCTCACGCACGTACGCAAGATGATTGGTCGCCGCTGTGTCCTCCACGATGACCTCTAGCATAAGGGTTTTACAGGCATCGCCTTTTTTACGTTCAAGGGCGATATCTCGCAGTACCGGATACAGTTTGTTATCCGGGTCAGCATAGAACGGATCAGCGTCCATAGACGGCTCATATCCGTTGTCTCTCGTTTTGGTCTGGCCGAGAATATTTTTGGTTGTTTCGGTGTCCGGGTTAAGCTCTACGGACATATCCTCGATGTCGTCACCTACCAGCACCCAGCTTGCGGATGCCACGACTCTCTTGAATGTCGAATCGAGGTAAGTGGCCATTGCTTCACGCTCAAGTTTAGACATGTTTTTTCCTTTCTACCGCGTAACTTTTCGCGGTCAGCGGCTGCCGAATCGGTGCCGGTATGATTATTTTTTGAATTTCTTTCGATATTTTAATGACATGCTGATAACCCAGTCCTCCACTTTGTTTTCTGCCACCGTATCAAGATAAGATGGCGTAAGGCGGGCTATAGATTCAATAACTCTTCCTTCTGTAAGTGTCGGGTAAGATTCCAGATGATATTCTTTCCCATCCACCTGCACAGGCTGTTTTTCCAGCCATTTTCCGAGAGTGTCAAGAAATTCTTTGATTTCTGTCTTAATTCCCGGCGTTGTAGGTGCTGAGCGATACACGATGTAAAACGGATAGTTGCAAAGCTGATCCACAATTCCTGTGATGTATTTCTTTTCAGAAGCAACCACAGCTCCACTCACCGGATAGAATGCAATCCCTTCATCCTCTTTGAGCGACGAAAACTTGATCTTTTCGGTCGGCTGAAGTCCGGGAAAAGTGTTTAGAACGGTTTCCAGCGCTTTCGTTACGATGTCGTATCCGTCCACATCGTATGTAACAGGTTTTTTAACCTCCTCCGGCACGTTTCTTCACTCCCTTCACCCATTGCTTTCCGTGTGCCGACTTTGCCGCGTCAAACCAGTGATCCGTTGCGGACGGATGCGCCGTTTTATCAAATTTCAGCGGTGTGTCAGTAACTACCTTTTTTGCTCCTGGTCTCGCCCACGCTGAGCGCGTTTCCGGATCAACCATAAGCTTTCCTTCGTATAAGAAACGACCGTACGGTGGAGCGCCTGCACACACCTTTCCAGTGCCTTGCATGGATGCGCTACGCACTCTGGTGGTGTCTACCATGATTCCGTCTCGAAATGGCATGTACGGAATCATATCGTTCATAACCTGCCCGTCAAGCCAAAACTGAGCTTCCCGGAATTGCTTATCGAATCTCGTAAGGTCTACTTGCACCTTAACGTGTCCATTCACAACCGAAAAACTGGGGAAATGCTTTGTATTACTCATCATCTTCCCCCTATCTCAAAATGAGGAATAAGCCTGTACGGACCGCCTACATTGCTGATGGAAAACACATTATCGTATTTTTTATTCATGTAGTCATAGAAGCCGCGGTCTACTCTGCTTGTGTATTCAGCGTCTTTCACCACGCCGTACATTTGCCGTTCAATAATTGTGGCAATCGGCATTTTTTCGTGATCCTGCACGTATGCCCCATTGTGGTCGATAAGATACGCCTGTTCTTTCGCGACGCAATAATCACCGAGTGCAAAAAAATCTTCACTCGCAAAAGTAATTGTTCCCGGAAGTTCTTCGTTTGTTTGAGCTTTCCAGGCTTTCGGTGATAACCACTTCTTTCCCTGCACCACAATCGTGCCGTTATCTGGCGTGTACGCCACATGCAGGCTGGCCGTATCGGCGCTGTCAATACCGGTCCTGACAATATTTGCGACCTTATCCGTGATAAGATCCACATGCTGCAGCACGGTCGGATACCAGAATACATTCCCGGTTTGATCTTCGTACCTGTTGAAAAGAGTTATGGTTTCGTCATACATGTTTCCACCTACTTCTTATTCTTCACGAGAGCCGTTTCATATTGACCGCTAAAACGTGATTTTCCATTTGAGTACCACGTATAGCCTTTGGGATTCGTAAGAGCATTTTCTACGGGTTTCCAGCCTTTAGGGGGGTATTGAAGCGCTTTACCGTCTTACCGTTTAAAGTTTTCATCATTCCACTGTTGCTACCTCTTCCACCCAATATCATAACCTCACTCCTGCATACAGGACCGGAACGCCGTCATCCGTCATAACGCCCTGTAGATTTTCGAGAATAATCTGTGTCACGAGCACGTTTTCTACCTTTTTGTCCATCGCCGCTTGTCCGTAGACGCTGGAATTTGTACCACTGGTTCCGGTCACGTAGGAGATGCTTTCACTGCCGGAAGAAATCGAAGAAACGGCCTTATTGATGACCGTTCCATCTTCTCTCTTTACGGTTCCTACTGTTTCCATCGCAGCATTTTTTACGGTGTCGATCTGAAAAAGCGCATCCGCCAGTGTACAGACCGCTTTCTTGATCTTTTTCTGTGCCCGTTCGTTTTCCGGCAGCCCGTCTGCAAGCCGGTCGAATGTCAAAACATCAATTCGATCACTTGCCCGCTCGGCGTACCGCGGAAAGTCGGATTCTGGCACGGTATCGCCGAAATATGAAGTTGTGTAAAATTCATAATCTGCATAAGCCATGCCAGATACCTCCTATCGAGTGATGATGCGTGCAATTGGGATTGCTTTGATTGGGAAATACTTCTTGGTAGAAGTACTGTTATCATTTGCAAGTTCCCAGTTAGCACCACTCTCTAACTGGGAATTCGTTGGAGAAATGAAACTAGGTGTTTTGAAAGAGATGCCGTATGGGGAAAAAATTTTTCTCTGGCGGGAATACAAAGTATCCTCTCCACCTTTTTCCTTCGGATCTCTATCCATCTCATACGGAACCTTGGCACCACAGTTTGTGTACTCGATTGCACCATTTCCGAGAACGTACGTTGTGTACGCAGTGCCCGCTGGAAGAAGCACAACATAATCTCCTTCTTTTACGTCGGTTACATCGCTCTGCACAGTGGTTTTTGCCACTTCTCCTTCACCAGATCCAGCTGTCGTAACTTTTAATGCACCAGGATCTGTTTTTGCGGCCTTGACATATTTTGCGTTCAAAGAAGTAGTCGGCATATTGTCATCAATCAGGACAGTGCGGCCATTCAATGTGGCGAGTGTTAAATCTCTTTCGATTCCTTCGCCGTCATTGTATTTCATGTACGCAATGAGTTTGAGATTTTCAAGATTAGTAGCAATCTTAGAATGCATAATTGCCAGACTGAATTTCCCTTTGTTGTCTCCAAGTGCCTGCTGAATCGCATTGTTCAGCGTGGTTTCCGCAAATCCTGTTTCTGTCGCAGACATAGAAACATCGTATGTGTGGTCATTAACAAACTCTTGGTTTTTCTGGCCAGTCATCGAAAAAATTCCTTTCAGTACGCAGAGTAACGTTTCCTGGTCTACGTCATCCCAGTATTCAGCTACTTCCTGCGCTGCTGGCATAAAGTCTTCTCCAGTGATATCGGAGGAGAAATCTTTTTCTGTCCATCCGTGTGCACGTCCAACTACAATTCTTCCGTGAGTGTAAGTATCTCTGGAATCAGCAGTGATATCCGTATTGCCGTCATAATTATCCGCAGTTCCGCCAATTCTTGCCTTGATCGGAATTGTGATATAGTTTCCGCCTGTCTGATCCGGAAGCATAGTTGCATACTGTGGTTTTTCTACAATAGCGCCGGATTTCAAAAGTTCATTTCTGTTGAGGTTTGGTACAGCATCGACATACGCACCGAATACTTCACCGTTAAAATTTTTGGTATCAAATAATGCCATAAAAAATCCTTTCTACCTATAACTTTCAAAAGGTAATTAGGTTAGCAACGGTATTACAAACATACCATCGGTTTCTCTGTTACATATACTGTTTAATATCAAGACCTGGATTTTCGTTCTTCATTTTCATCAGCTCAGCCATCGTATATTTCTGTCCTTCCTGGTGATGCTCTTTACTTGATGGCTTTGTAAAACGGGCTGCATTCTGCTGTGTCTGTTTCTGCTGCTGATCCACGAAAATTCCTGTCTTCTGTTTTCCGTCCTTGTCGGTAATCATCTCTGTGAAGATATCCGAAATGGACTTTCCTTTTGCAGAATCAGCATCCAGCGCTTTTGCAAGCTCTGCTCGGTAGTAGTCAGCGGTAATGTCGTTCAAAAACTCGTATTTCTTCGCTCCCTTTTCGTCTGTAGCCGTCAAGAAATCATTTACCTGTTTTTCGACTTCTGCCTTTCTGGCATCTGCTGCCCGTCCAGCTTTCTCTTCGTTGAGCTGTGTGGTGAGGGTTGTTACTTTCGACTGTAATTCTTCAACGTTTACGTCTTTGAATCCCTCAAGCTCTTTCTGCACATCGTCCAGCGAGTTCTTGTATTCATCCCGTTTTGTTACCACCTTGTCGTAATCTGATTTGGTCCGATAGTTTTCTTCCATCTTCTTTTTCAGATCCGCTTTTTTGTCTTCCGGAATCTCGATTTCGAGTTCTGAAAGAATTGCTTCGTAATTCTGCATTTTCTATCCTCCTAAACGTTGTTTTTAACTGCCCGTCGGCAGTAATGGATTTAGGCAGATCAACCTCTGCCGGGGTAATGGGAAAATAGGATTCGAACCTATCAAGCAGTCCAAAGATCCAGCATCTTATGGCAGAATCAAGGGGGATGATGCCAGTTTTCCATTACTGTTTCCCAATTGTGTAATTCATAAAGCAATAAGAAACACGCCGCGTTTTCAGAAAGGCTTGAGGAACGGAAAACGCGGCATATTTCAGACACGTTCCGAGCCTTGTGCAGGCTCTTAACAGGATCCCCTAGAACGTCGAAAGGAGGTGAATTGAACATCAAAATGACTTACAAGCCAATCCCAACTTCTTTTCACGCTCCTATCGTACTATATATGGTATTTCTCGTTGTACCCATCTTGCTGTCATGAATCAGCAAGTTTTCGAATCTGCTGCATGATGGCCTGTCTCTCGTCTCGGAAATCCGCATCGAGAATCATGGCCTGCAGCATATCGAATACCTCAACCATAAGACGGCCGACGGAGTCCATCAGCTTGTCTTTGTGCGCCGCGTCTCCGTGTTCCTGGTACGCCATTTTTGCCGCAATGTACTCGTCATACAGCGCGTCAATATTCTTATCGTATTTTCCGTTACTGTATTTCTTAATCAGCGTTTCTGATGCGTCCATCATAACCGCTGGAATGCTCTCACACTCCATTTTCCGCATATTACACAGAGTGGTTGTGATTTTGAACATTGCGTCAAGGTTATCTGTCGTGAGTTTCTGCATCGCAGATTCTTTTTCTCTTTCCAACTGCTTTTCCAGCACTTCTTTCACGTTTCCCATCATTCAACCTCGATTCCTTTCATGCGTTTTTTGTATTTCTCGTGCAATTCTTTCTGCGACTCAGTGATGTGAACCATATCATAGCCGGTTGAGATCAGATCAAGAATAATCTTGTCAATTTCTTTCAGCTCATCACCCACAGCATCTACCAGTGAAGTTACAAGTACGAAATCTTCCACGTTTCCTTTTTCAAGAAGCGCGGCGGCATAGATCTGATACACCTCTTTTGTTTCCTCTTCCCATTCCCGATACGCTGAAAATCCATCTTCTACAGCTTTCTGCTTAGTCCCTTTTCCGACAGATATGCTTTTCGCGGAGTACCAGCTATCCGGAATCATCTTCACTTCACCAGAAAACGCATTTTGAATCAGTTTTCCGTGTCTTTCGATGCGATATTTGCATATTTTTCTTCTTTCGATGCTTTCCGCGAGGTGCTGGTACTCATGAAGCCGCTTATATCCCTTCAATCCGAGAAAATCGAAATAGTCCGCGAGCTGATCGTGCATCATGATAGCCGCGATGAAGCGGCTGTTGATTTCCGAAAAGATAGCATCCGCATCTGTTACGTCTGTTTTGCTTCGGAAAGTAATCATGATTCGTCACCCCCTACGCAACTTTTTTGATGATGAGGTTCGCGTCTTTTACCAGTACTTCGGTTGTAGAAATATTTCCGACTGATACAGTAAGGCTTGTTCCTGCCGGTACAGGGATCAGCGTGTCCGCGCTCACATTCTGATAAGTGTTCGCCGTAACTACGGTATAGTCCATCTCTGTTCCTCCAACCGCTTCTCCGTTCAGTTTCAGCGTAAGCACAGTCGCGCCTGCTGCCGCCGCTGTTACGTTTCCGTTGAACTGTAATTCTACCGCGATAGGAAGGTTCGTCCGGTTCGTGATTGTGAAAATTCCGCTTCCCTCGATGTGGTTCAGCCATCCGCTGGAGCATCCACAACGACGGGATTTTACGCGGGTATTGGTGAATACAACATTCTGTCCTGCTGCTACTGTCTGTTCTGCTTTTGCAATTACATTTAACATAATTTCTCTCCTTTTTGGAATGAAACAGGGGTAAGCTCCACGCCTACCCCTGTAATTTTGCACAACTACTGTTTCGTAGATTTGGAATCTTCCAACATGCTGATTATTTTATTTTGGTTTTCGATGATCCGGTCAAGGTACTTTCTGTCCTGTTCCTGCAGGTGTTTTGCGATATCCGCATTGCTTGCCTGTGACAGGTCACTCTGATAATTCATCGCCTGCAGGAATACACCGAACAGGTTCAGAAGATCGAGTGCGGACAGCTCGCTTGTGTTCATCACAGCACGTTACCGCCATTTCCGCAACATCCGCCGTATCCGGTCATGTTGTACGCGAAATACGGGGAGCATGTAAGATAAGCCGGTGTAGGTGTCGGACGTACCGCATCAATGATTGTACGGGTCTGAGAAACCTGTGAAATCTGATTGTACGCGTTCTGCAGATCGCGGTCACGGTCTGCCAACTTATCTCTGAGTGTCTGGATGGTGTTTTCCTGCATCATCTGTCTGGTTGCGTTTCCGTCTGCCAAAATGCTCTCCTTGATGTCGCAGCAACACTGTGCCATCTGCGCCTGCATATTCTGTGCCATGAGTGCCGCATCATACCGGCTCTGCAGGATTTCTTTCTGCGTTTCACAGCAACAATTCTGCTGTGCCGCCTGTACCTGCTGTAAGCCGAGCTGATTGGTGTAACGATTTTCCAATACGTCCCTCTGTGTCTGGCAAGCAGTGTTGGAAACGTTCTGATTGGTGTTGAAAATATCACGTTTCACAAATTCATCTGAAATGAAATTGTCCTGCACACCAGTTTCAACGCCGCCGCGGTTCCATCCTCCCATCATCGGGAACAGAAATGCCAGCAGAATAATCCAGATCCACCAGCATCCACCGCCCCAGTCATCGTCATTGTTTCTCGTTACGGCTGCTACATCAGCCGCGCTAAGTCCCATTGTTCCATCTGTCATGGTTCTTTCTCCTTATCCTTCTATTTATTAAGGCTGTGCACCGCCCTAATATCTTATTTCATCAGCCCGGAGAACTGCCCCGGGTCCATCCCGTTCTGTCTGCACATTTCCTCGAATACCTGCTTCGGGTTCTTTCCCTTGCACATATCCATAGCCTTTTTAACATTCGGGTTTGTCTGCGCCATCTGTTCTACTGCGGCCTGCGGGTTGCCCGCCTGTTTGAGCTTATTGACCATCTGCATAGCCTGCATCATCGCGCCCATCGGGTTGTTACCGCCGCCCATATTCCCAATCATGCTCATTAATGGATTCATACGGGTTCCTCCTTATTCTCCGGCTTTTCGCCTAATCGCGTCAGCAGAGCGTCAAATTCCTGCCGCGTAACGTATTCTTGTCTTTCTTCTTTCGACTGGCTCTGTGCCGGGTTTAGGGCTTCTGGCGAGATCTCGGCGAACTGAAATACCTTGAAAGTCGCGCTTCCCATTCCGTCCACAGACTTAACGTAGAACACAGGGCTGTTGTTATCCATCATCCAAGCAGTATGTCCAGGCTGGACAATCTGATTTCTTGCGCCCTCGATGCCCGCAACCTGTATCCAATTCACGTTGCTGGTCGGTGCCTGCGGCTGTTGCTGACTCTGTGGTGCATACATGCTCATCTGCTGGTTTCTCGCCTGTTCCAACTGATTAATTCTTTGCTGTAACATCGCCTGTTCATTTGCAAATGCCTGTGGGTCAATTGTGGTATACGGATACATATTCATCCCTCCGTTCTCTTTCTACTCATATTTTAGGCGTAAAAAAAGGACTCTGACAGTTCGTCAAAGTCCTATGAAATGCTCAGAAAAGTATCAATCAGCATACTTTAATGATTTTTGTGTTTACGTTTCTGCTGATCCGTTTTGCAGTAGAAACAGAAATGTTCATTAGTTCCGCACACTTTTCGAGCGGAATATTCCTACTCCGATAATCAAAAAGTGTACGTTCGTCCCGCGTAAAATTACAATACGCGCGAAAATATTCCAGCTCCGGTACTGTGAATTCATACACTTTCAAGATAAGCCCTCTTAATTTTTCTTGTCGGTCATCGCATTTACAAGTTCTTCCCTCGTTTTTTTTAAGCCCTCGATGTTGTTCCCTGTAATCTTATTTTCGATCAGATTGAACATGCTCCTCATTATCAGATTCATATCATCTCGTTGGGTGCGGATAGAGGTATAATCTTTCTCAAGTTTTGACTTGATATCCTTGATATCCTCCTCCATCGTCTGCATCCTCTTTTCCAGATCCCTCTCGGGCTTTTTGAATTTCTTCCATGCTCCGGTCAGAACCACAATCGCGCCACCTACTGTAGTTATCCAGCCGCAGAGAATCATGATTTGATTAATCGTCTCAATCATCTGCTTTTTCCTTTTTGCGTTTTTGATATCGCCGTGCATCCGCTGCGGCTCTTGCTGCCTGCTTTCGGTCCCAATGGGCTATTTTCAATCGCTCATCATAAGGGCGCAGGTTGTTGTCTTCGCAAAACTTGCGATATGCTTTATTTTGCTTACTAAGCAAATTAGCTTTTTGCTCTGTTCTACTTTGCAATTTGCTTTTCGTCTCATCGTCGCTTGCGTTGTCTATAGCAAATTGCAATGTTTGAATTTGCCTTTTGCTGTTTCGAATTCTGCGCTCCAACAATCGTTGCCGCTTCTGTGCTTCTTCAACCTTACGATTATCTGCGTATGAGATGTTCTTAGCGTCAAACGGGTTGTTCTTTCCGTCTCCCGATCCGAAACTATGACGGCAATTCCAGCCACCCAGCCCCTCGCCGGTGCCGTATCCGGTCACCTCGTAGAAATTCGGGTATTTCTTGTTTTTTCCGGTTCGGGAATAGAATCGCCCTTGCCACCAAAGATGATTTCCCGGGTTCTGCCCGCCGTCTCCCGTTCGTGCGCCTACATGAGCAGAAACAAGAATAATATCCCAGTCCATCTCCTCCATCCGCGCTTCTGATACATCGCACGCCGCCTGCGCTATACCGGTGCGTACGATGGTCATGGTCGCAGATTCAAGGCTCTGCCGGTATCCTGTCGGGTACTTGACTGTCAGCCCCTCCTCGGACACTTTCTCGATCAGATCAGCCACCACAGCGCCGTAAGACTCTCCGCCGCTCAGAACCCTGTGATAGGCGCTGTCAAGCTCGTTGATAAAAAGTCTCTGCGCTTCTTCTGCGGTCGTCCGGGTGAAGTTCCGCCATGTGCCCGCGGTCGCCTTATAATCTCTTTCGAGTACGCGCATCAGCGTGGGGGAAAGAAGAAGCGGCGTAGGTACCAGCCCAGCCGCCTTATATACCGCGTCGTCCCACTTGAGCGTCTGTATTCCAGCGTCAATGCAAGCTGATTTGATCTCTGATAGCTGCTGATTGGTCGCCTTTGCTATCTCTTTCTGGATATCTTCCAGCAGATAGCCAGCTTCCTGCAGTGCTTCGATTCTCCACTTGTCCGCCGCCGTCAACATGTAATTCTCGCCGCGTTCCATGCGGGTTAGAATCGCCTTGACGATCTTCCGCATGATCCGGTTGTGTAAATCCTCTGTGATGGCTTCTGCGCCCTCTGCCGCGTGCTGCAGATACTCCGGGGTAAGCATGTCTTATTCTTCTTTCTGTGCCTGTTTGATGATCTGGTTTGCTCCGGTGCTTGCTAAGCCGCTGACAATGCCGACGGCTACCGCATTAAGCACGTCATGCGCCGGAAAGTCCGGGATTGTGTACATACCAACAACGCCAAGCACCGCTCCCGCCAATCCTACTGCGCACGGAATCCACTTGTTGCTAATATCCGTTGCTTTCATCACCATGCCTACCAGATAGCAGACTACTGTGATACATACTACTGTTGCTACTCCACTCATATCCATGTTATCATTCCTCCTTATATTTGCTGTCAAAAAGCTCATCCTCTTTCGGAGTGGCTTCTTCGACCATTGCCTTTGCGTCTTCCTCCGAGAATCCCTCGAACTTGACGAAATACATCCACGCCGGTACTTTTCCGGCATTAACGTAATTCCACCAGCGTGCGCGGTCCTCCTCGCGGTTGTACGTAATATCACCGAAATCATACGTTACTTCGTACTCTCCCGCCGGACTCTCGCCGTACAGATCCGCATAGACGCTCAGCGCGTAATAGACGGCATCCATGCACTTCTCGAGCTGATCCCGAACATCCTTGATGTATTGGATCGTCCGCCGGTCATCGGATTCAACCTGAGTTGCTGTTACCATACCGGTTTTTTGGTCGAACACGAAATAGCCGTTGGAGAATCCAGCCTTATAGCCGATCTGCGACAATAACGCATTGATTCCCTTAACCCTCACTTCTGTGTTGAGTGTCGGGTTGATTTCCTGGTAGAAAGAATCCGGCCCATCGCCGTAGACGTTTCGAACGTACTTCGGCAAGTTCTTTGTTGCGGCAGCTCCCGGGTTCACCTTATTAACCGGCGTGCCAGCCGGAGACAATAACCGGTCATCTGCCAGAACGATTCGTTCACTGTCGTGGATTTCTCCGGTCATGCGTGAATATGCAATATCAAGGTCTTTCAGTTCTTCCAGAGCTTCGGCATATACCGGCAGGCCGAGTGGCGTAGACTTATCTACGTTATTCGCCTGCGGTGTCACGAACACGCCGAACATCGGACCGTCCAGGCTTTCTCCGTTCGTTTTCAAGATCGGCGGGGAGTCTGCCATAAGCTCAGACCATTTCGTATCTTTCAGCGCCACCGGATCGCCGATTGAATCGGGAGATTTCGACCGATACGCCCGGTTGGAAATATAGTAAGGGCGTACTGTTTCCTCGCCCTGCTTTTCTTCTGCAAATCGGTGATACTCCAGCCGCGTGTAGTACCATTTTCCTTGCGTGTACGTATCTTTGAATATCATTCCGGTGATATTCTGGTTGTCATAATCGGTTATAAGCACTTCATCAGGTGTGAATACATCCAACGTCTTCCCGTTCGGCTTGATGACTACCGTGCCATACGCACAGCCATATTCCACCCATTTGCGGATACTAAAAAACACTGCATCCGTCTGTTGCTGCAGCCATTCCGCCCGTGCTGATCCCTCGATTGTGATTTTGATTGCTAATGTCGCAAGCCGCGCTGTTTCGGAGCTTAACGATTTTGCAAAATTGATTGTTCGGATGCCGTTTTTTACATCTTTCCACGGCGGTTCTCCGGAATAAACAGCCGCGCACTTTTTTATGACCGTATCCATTACCGGCGATTCGATCGTATCAACGTTAAACGCCTGCTCCGCTTCGCTTCGAAAAAACATGCTTAGCCACCTCTTAATAGTTGTTATCAGTCCCATTCCTAGCCCTCTGTCACTTTTCTGCCGCACATCGGGCAATAATTGACGTTATGCGGCGTTCCCTCGATGCTCCCCGCCGCTCTTGTCTCGACCATCGTCTTGCGTATCAGCTTACACTTATAGACGTACCGTGCACGCTGATCGAATCTTTCTAATGTTTTCCAGTTTTTCAGCTCATCGCAAAATTCGCACATTATGCACTATACCCCCTGCGCATTGATATTGGAGACGTAGCATACCTGAGAGAATCTATCCAATGATCATCACCGTCTGGATAATCTGCTATCACTTCTCCGTTTGCATCAATTTCATGTTCGTAATTGATGATTTCTTTGTATGCTCGTGGTGTCCGTGCCGGATCAATAACAAGCGTTCTGCACTGGAGCCATTCGAAAGTATATTTTCGGCTGCCCGGAGTAACAAGCGCTCTTCTGGCCGGAAGTCCTGCATCTCGGAAGTCTACTATGCTTTCCTCTTCGTCTACACCACAGTATATAGAATAATCATCATAGCTCTTATCTTTGATCTGCTTCGCCATGGCGGCATTTCTGATCTTACATCCGCCCAGTTCGTCAAGCAGATACACTTTTTCTTGACTAGGCACATAAGCCGCCCGAATAAATGCTTTCGGATCCGGATACCAACCCCAGTCTTGTCCCTGGTAGATAGACTGGAATTTCTGTATTTCCTCGTCCGTAATGGTTCGGATCTCAAGAAGCTCAAATATATTCGTTCCAAGTCCAACCGGAATACCGAGATACTCATGCTTATACGCGCGCTCATTGGTCTTTTTAAGGTGTTCTGCATCGTCGATGAACTGCTGTCCAAGCCATTCAACAGGAACGCTTGTGTAGTCGCTCTTGTGCCTGTAACTGTCGTCTCGTGGCTCTTCAACGTATACATTCGCCCAGTTGCTCCGGCTGATCGGCGGGTTGAACGTCTTGAACACAACGAACTTATCGCCACCACGCAGCACGGACTGTTGTACGGTTCTGATTTCTTCGATTCCGGCGAACTCGTCAAGTTCCTCAAACCACAGATATTTAAACCATCCGCGGCTTGCCTTGATTGATTTCGTTTTCTTTGCCTTATCCAGCCCGCGAAAGATAATCTTCTGTCCGGTCGGCTTATAAGTGTACTGCATAGGACTTACACTCGCAGACCAGAGATCATTTGCACCGAGCGCATCAATTCCCCATGCAATCTGCTCAAATACCGACTCTCGCAGTGTATTTCCAACTTTTCGGAATATTACAGCGTTTGTGTGCTCTCCTTTTTCCGCATCCATCATCATCCCAAACGGAATCTCAGCACCTACGAATGATGACTTTGCGGATCCACGCCCGCCGTACAGATCATAATAGGTGTGGTTTCCGTCCAGAATATCCCAATGCACAGAATAGAATGCAGGCGCTATGATGTCAGTTAGATTTACTGCGTTTACGCTGCTTTCCATTCTTTCCCTCCGGGCGCGGAATGTTGTTGATAATCGTGATACCCTCGCCGTTTGCTTTCGTTTTCTCCGTCAGTTCAATTCGTTTCATAAGCTCCCGGCCTGCCGCCATCCTAGTATCAATCGACACTTCAAGTCCAAACTGATCCTTTATTTCACCTCTCATAACCGAAGTGTAAAATTCCTGTATTTCCTTGATAGTAGCGACCTTTTCGCTCTCCACTTGCTCCTCCAGATGGCGTAAATACTCTCTGACATTCGGCTTTTTTAAGTTCTCACTTGCCATTTGCGGCGCTGTCTTCTCAGAATACCCCGCTTTTCTTGCCGCTTCCGCCTTGTTTCCGCATTCCATCAGCTCATGGCAGAAATCTTTTTGTTTTTTCGTTACGCTCATCTAATCACCTCTGTCTATTGCCATTCTTGCAGTGCCCTCCACATATCTACCAGACAGTTCAGCAAGTCAAGCTGTGATGCTGTCCTGATGATCTGATAGTCCATTTGTTTCCACACGCCAGCTTTCCCGAGGAAATCAACAGGGGTTGAGAGTATATACATGGTTATCATTCTCTGTTGCTCCTTCGAATAGAACTGTGTTGTCCCTATCTTCACGATTTGCCCATTCTTCACCAGCGCGCGTTGCAATTTTTTAATGATCGCGTTTAGGTTTGCCATAATATCCTCCCCGTCCTATCGATCAGTCTTTCTTTACCCAGCTCTTCGTCTTTCCGTCCCACCGAAAGCCTTTTTCTTTTAACATGCTTCGTATGTTGTAAGTTTGTCCCGATACGCTGCTTACCTTGTCCCATCTGATACCGTAACTTTCAATTCCCCTTGAATCATCGTAGCTCACAATACCATGTTGAATTTTATACGTCACATCTTTTGTGTTCGCTTTCTGGTTGCTGTTATCGAACGTTCCATAGGCTTTTAAAATCTCTATTCCGCCTTTTTCGTTCTTTTGTTCTACCGCTTCATACACATCATCTCTATAGTGTGGACCATAGATAGAATTCCGGCGGTAGAATGTCGTGATCGTCTGCTCTTTCGCTTTCGGGTCCAACGCGGATTGGCTTTTCTTGCCTATACCGCTTGCCCCCCCTCGTCCGCCCATCTATATTCACTCCTTCTTGTATCTCTCCTGGAATGCTGCGACCTTTTCCACGTCCCCTTCCAGTTCTTCCGGAACTTTCCCGAAGAAGATCACATGCTCCGGTGATAATCGTTTCATCATTTCTTCATATCCCCGCAGGAATGCCGCCTTTTTCGCCTTGCTGTTCTGCGTTCCCACACTGGATACTGCCACCACGCTTCCCACCGGCTCGCCTCGCAGTGCTCGCAGCGTAATTGAATCCGATCCACTCGCAATTTTTGTACTGTTCTGGCATAATTTCGGGGATTCCGTACTCTCCCACGCCGGAGAAGATCATTTTCTCGAGATTGTCATAAGTCTTGTTTGTAGGCATAAAAATCACCCCCATACTAATACACTTCTATTCTTAGTGTACTGGTATGGGGGCTTTTCGTTGTACCCTTTTTGTTACTCTTCTGGATATGTTTCTGTTTTTTCTTCTCCTTCCAGTCTTAAAACCACCTTATAATCTTTCTCAATAATTACGTTTTCATCAACCATGCTTACGATCAGATCATTGTCTCTATTCAATATCTGGATTTCTGCAACATTTTTGTTTCCAATCTTCATGATTTTTCTTCTTCCTTATCCGCTATAGTCCTCAAACCTTTTTACCTTCATGAACGTGTAGACAGAATTGACCCATCTTTGCATTTTCTTTAGTGTATCGCCGCTTCTTAATTTTTGCTTATCATATATCATTACATAAGGTCGATATCCTATATCTCGAAGCGTATAGATTCTATCTAAATCTTGTTCTACTGTGCTGTCAAACCCGCAGAGGACGTACACTGTCATTTTGTGATAGTCCCACCCCGTTTTTGCTTTAAACATCTCAAATTTGGGGATTATTTTTTCCTTGTCTTCATATCTGTCCCACGCAAAGTGTATTTGTTTTATTTTCATATTCTTTACATACTCTGCTTTTTCCTCGGACATTATGCGAATATCGCATCCTTGTGAAAAATCTATATACGCTTTGCTTTTGATAAGCTGTTCACTTAAGTTACGCCATTCCTGGCACGCAAACATATTTGGATCAAGTAATACTATATTTCTTTGTCCGTTCCAAAATTCATTTAAATTTGCAACTTTCCTTGAGCATTTTCCCTCTTTTTCTCCTACTATGCAAAACTTGCATCCTCTCGGACAACCTCTTGTCAAAAACCCATATGCCGTATCTTTGCATTCATGATATAATGAATAATCCGGATAAATGTGTTCTATTTCATAAGGAAGAGGATTCCCACCAGTTGGATAATCATATCCTGTTCCACCTCTAATAATTTTATTCGCGCAAATTGGATGCGCATAGTCCGGTGAAAAAGTGAATACTTTACTCATATACACCAAATCATAAGGTTTTTTCCATGCCATCAACGGGTCATACCATTCTACAAGATCCCCGTTTGCCTTATGATATGCAGAAAGCTTCATCAAAGGAAGATTAGGGAAGTTATGACCGTCAACATCAATAAGTCCAATTTTCATCATAACTCCTTCCCGTGCAGAAGCAGTAATCTATACAGCTCCTCGATTGTCTTCCGCCTGTATCCCTGGAAATCTTTCCGCTGCATTGGAATGTACTGCACCTGGCTGATTCGGTCATACCCAATTCCAAGCGTCAGATTCGCGAACAGGGCACTCGATATCTCCGGGCAAGTCTTCTGTGCGGCCTGCAAGATAAGATTCTGGTCGTAGTCGTGCGCGTTTCTGCAATATGATACGATCTTATCCCCAAGTTCTTTCGAAATCCCGTAATCTTTCAAAAATGTGTTCCGGATGCTCATGGTGCAGCTCCTTTCTGCGTTACGCTTCTTTTACTTCATCTCTTAACTGGCAGAATTTGTAGGTGACGCAATACTCTCCCACACTGAATACCGCAATATATGTAGAGATATCAACCAAAGTTGCATCGCTCCACTGATACGAATTTACGTTGCCATCCGCGATTGACGGGCGGCGGATCTTATACCTGTTCCCTATCACAAGCTCTTCCTTCGTCATTCTGTCTTCACTCCTCCGGCATATCCATATACCAAGCTTTTTCGATTTCATCCGCTAAATACACAGCAACTCCTGCGTTGCATAACGCACTCTGCGTTGCGATCATGTCCAAAACTTCCATTGCTCTTTCTTCTGTTTTGTAAGTCCCAAGCTGTTCGAATTGGTCTGCGCAGATTTTAAAACAACCTCCAACCGTCTCAGCCACATAAAGCACTCTGCAAGTATCAATATTGAAGATTGCTTTCTTGTCCTGTCTTCTAATCAGCATCTTCTTCCTCCTCTTCTGCTGGCATTTGATACACATATTCCTGTGCCAGCGCTTGATACACGGTTACACGGAGTCCGCCGATCCCTCTACCCGCGTAAATGATTTCATCTGCTTTGCAGCATCCAATTTGCTCAGCAATTTCATCAAGAACCTTTTCTGCTTTCTTTTTTGTTTTATAGACTCCTACTACACCTGCTCTTGTCTCGATACCATACCGGCCGTCCGGTCCGCAGAACATACGGAAATCATTTCCGTATGTATCTACCACAAGATCTTTGTTTTGACTCTTAATTATCATTCCTTCTCCTTTTTTCTCACGCAAATCTCAACTGTTCCTGGCTGTCATCGATATTCAGATTCGGCACCCGTTCCCCTACTTTTAGGTATGGGCAGTTGGCTTCTTTGTACTGCTCCATCGGTTTCACCTTCTTTCTTTTTCAAAACTGCTTTTCAGCATCCCCGCTTTGATCAGCTCGTAAATAATATCAAGGCTTGTTTTTCTGTTTCTGTACCTGCAATTAGGATCCGCGTGAATTCTCGGGTCATCATCTCTCCAATCATTTACCTCAAAGTATACATTACTCACAAAAAGCATCTTTTTTCCTCTTGCTACGCACAGATAATAGCATTCGAGGTCACTCGATATTCCTTTGCATTTTTTAAAACCAAATTTTTCAAATTCTTTCGCTTTTACCGTTGGAATCAGCATATTTTTTCACCTCCTACGCAAACGATTTTTGACGTATTTACGCAGATTGACTTTAAAAATATCCTCGGTCAGATGCAGCGTGGTCGGGTGGTTGGTTTTATGCATCAATATGGCATCCGGATCGTGATTGATCGCTATATATGCCGGCCGCCCCAGTGCCATCTCAATGCCAACGGAGGCACCGCCACCGCCCGCAAAACAGTCAACGATAAGATTCTTTTTCATAGAATTACCTCCAGAATATCTTCCAAAGGGACATAGTGTTTCATGTTATTCGCATAGTAGACAACAGCACATTTTACAGTTTCTTTCGCTCTTTTGGATACATAAAACGCTTCCGGAATAACTCCGACACCTACATCACATTCCTCTTGATAGACTGAATCGAGATAACCTTTTATAACAATATCCTTATACCCAACGATTACGCCGATGAAATTCTTGTCAACATGTTTGAAATAGTTTTTTTCGATATACTCAACGTCTTTTTCGACAGTTCCATCATTGCCCATGCTCACAAGATTATTGTCCATTGCATCAGCAGTTAAAGTTTTTCTGTCGAGTCGCAACCATTTTCCGTCGTTAAATTTTTTATAAAAGCCTTTGCATTTTACCTTGTCGAATAAATTCATATGTTTTTCATTCAGAAGCCCGGTATACCCTTGCCCCGGCCGGAGGCTGGCTCCTTTCTTTGTGTTTGTTATTTTTTATGTTTCTTGTTCCACTCGTTCAGAAATTCAATTTGCTCCTCATCCTCTTTCGGATCTTTTTTCCGATCCGGCGGGTCAAGTATTAGTTTTGCTGACGCGAGAATCACCGCGCAGAACAGAATGATTCCGATTATTTCCATTCTCTTTTCCTGCCTTTCCGAGAATCTGTTTTCTCGTTTTATCCCATTCTTTCAGAAGAGCATCCGGGAAATTGTTTTTATCGTATTTCGTTTCTTTCATTCTTCCGCCCCTCCAAAGCCAAACTCTTTTGCGAGATCCATATCCTCAAATTCCAGCGTCGCGCCGGTCTTTTCGTGCAGCTCCTCGTACATCTTAGCCAGACCTACACTGTTCATCTTCCGTACTGCCGCAGTGTAGTTGTCCATGTACCGGTCAAGCGCCTTTTTGTACCCCCAGGTCTCATAGATCGCCAGTGCCGAGCACACGACGTTCGCCGCGCTGATGCAGTCCTCTGCTTTCAGCAGCTTTTCCTGTGCTTCTTTCTGGTAGGCTTCGGACAGGTTTCTCTGCATCCTGTCCACCCATTTCCGCAGGATCTCGAGCTTTACGCCTGTGATCCCGCTTACCTCTGCGGCTGTCATCGTCTCAGGGCTTAACTTAGTTGACGACTTTTTTTTCAATTTGTTGCTCATAGGTCCCTCCCCTGTCCTTTTCTTAACGTTTCATCATCTGGAAGAAGCAAAACGCTACTGTTGCGCAGATAATTGCTGTTTTGATTACTGATACCATGCTTAACCTCCTGCCAAAGCCTGCTCCAGCACCGTGAAATCATAATCCCGCTGGTTGAAATTATTAAATTTGTTTTCTTTCTGCTGCTTCGTCGGCTCTCTTTTTCCCGGCTCATAATTCGCGTCGAGATAATCCACGTAACCAGAATTGAAAAAGGTACTGCCGTACTGCGGCTTTCTCCAGTCCTCCTTTTCCAGTTCCGTCTTATACCTCTGAATTGCTCTCTCAAGCTCTTCCTGCCCGATTTTAAGCAGTTTTTTCTTTGCTGTATCACTTATCTGCCCCTTGCCTTTTTTGTTCGGATACAGGCTCCACAACCGCTCGAAAAGAATCTTTGCTTCTTTGGTTTCCTCCGCCTTTTTCGACGGCTTCGGCTCTTCTGGTTCTTCGTGTTCCTCTTGCTTCTCCTCTACCGGCGGTGGTGTTTCCTGCTCCACAGCTTCTATTTTCGCCTGTTCCCTGTACCGCGCCTGCCGCTTCCGGTTGCTCGCCCGGATCTGTTCCAGCGCGGCTACGTTCTGATGTTCTTCCCATCCAGGGATCAGAAGCGTGTTTTCCTCGTTTCGGCTTATCATTCCCATACTTTCCAGCGCTTTCATGGCTACCAGAATAGTACTTTCTGGGAATCCAAGCTCATTTGCGAGCATCGCCGGAGTGTACGGGATGTTTTCGGTAAGGAAAATATAGCCATTGGAATTACACCGCCCGGCCAGCGTCAGCAGCATGACCCAGATAAGAACGATGTTGTTTCCCTCTGGCAGGCCGCGCAGATACTTGATCTTTCGATTATCGAACATGTCTATCGACATCTTAACCCACTTAACCTCGCCCATCGTCCGCACCTTCTTTCAGACTCATTCCCGCTTCGTATTCGCGGAATATTGTCATCCAATCATCAAGTTCCATCGTGACTAGGATCTTATGATTGTTTCTCTTGTGGAATACTGCAGGCAAAACGTCTTTTCCACTTTCTTTCGCGTCGTGTTTCGCCTGATCCATCCAGTCATAGAGCTGCATTCTCTCTTGATGTTTCGCTTCTACGTGGATTCCAGGGAGACCTACAACATCGGATGCATCCCCGGTGTTGCCGCAGTATTGCGCGGTCCGGCGGGACTCCGTGTAGCCATACTCCCGGAACTTTCTGGAAAGCTCCAGCTCGAAGCGTTTCCCTTTCTGTTTGCTGTTAATCGGCATCTCTGCCCCTTTCCGGCGGCTCCAGCCAGCCGCCTTTTTTGTCGTGACGTATAAAACATGAACCGTTTTGAGATACTCTGTTGACAGTTCCATGCTGGACTCTATGACTTCCCATCCGGGTTATCATCTACAACAATTCCGTATACGTGATACATTTTTTCGAAGCTCGGCATTCCGCGTTGATGTGCGATCGTGTGGTGCGTCCTGCACAGGCAGATTTTCCGGTATCTCGAATCATCCACCCGCCGCCGGTCATTTCCCATGCCTATTGTATCAACGTGGTGGATTTCGCCATCTTTCCCGCACACCACGCATCTTCTGTGCTTGATGCACGCGTACAGGTACTTCCCGACATCATCCGCGCGCTCTATTCCGCTGTCTGAGAGCGGTATTCCCTCTTTAAGCACGAAATCCATCAGAAACGTGATGAAATCCCGCGCCGTCCCCATCGAACAGTCTGAAAGGGAGAAATACGGCTCTCCGGTCTCGATCATGTAATTGCACTTCATAATCTCTTTCATCTCCTCCGGGAGATAGCCCAACTCAATAGCTATATCCCGGATGGTTGCGTATGCTTTCTTCCGCTGCAGATTGGAGATATGCCGCCCATCGTCAAAACGCATTTCTGTGTTCGTGATGGTTTTGTTCTCGATTTCTTCTTTCAGTCTGTTTTTCGGCAGCCGCACTACAAGCCACGTATCACCGTCTTTTTCCACGGATTTTACGATTTCAGCCAGAGCGTGCATTATGCATCACCCGTTGGCATCTCTACTACATTCGGTGTCTTTTGTAATTTTTTCATTGCTTTGTTGTACTGCAGAATATTCAATTTTTCTAATGCATCGACTCCAAATAATGCAAAAATCTGTTCTTTTCTCACACCGGTACGGCTTAATTCAGCGTTGATTCTGCGTACCATTTCCTCGTTAATTAAGGATTTCCCTGCATCCGCAGTTGATTGTTCATTTGTTTTTCGTGCTTCTGGAGATTCTGCATCTGGATCGTCTACCATATCCGCCGTTGGAATGCAGAACACCTGGAAACAAGCGTATTTGTAAGCAATTGCCATTGCCTTATTGGTTGCCTTATCTCCTGTGTCCATCGCTTCTCCTACAATGGTCGATTCGACAAAGGAACCATCCTCCGCATAAAATGTGAATTTGATTTTGCAGGTCACATAATGCATCATTGAACCGTTTCTTGTTTGCAGTTCTTTCACATCTCGTTCCAGAATATTCGGGACGATTACAACCTTGTTTTTTGCAAGTGCCGGATGCAGTGCGTTGTAAACATCATCAATGCTTCTAAATTTGAATTTTTGCTGTTCATTCATTTTGTTTTTTCCAACAGTTCCAACATCCGCGATAACACCCGCTATAGATCTGTAAATCATCGGATATGCTGTATTTTCCGGCATCAAGCGTTCCTCCTTTCAAACCAAATACCGATGCTGTTAAATGCCATCTCTACGCGCTCCAGCTCTTCCTCTGTAGCAACCACCTTGTAAAAGGCTGTTACCGTTTGCGGCTGAGGAAATGGCAAGTCATCTTCTTCATCTTCAAGGGAAAATGGTACTTCCGGATCTTTTGTTGCAACTGCCGCCGCTTTCAGCGTTTCTTCCGCCTTTTTTCGCTCTTCTTCTCTGGCCTTAGCAATTTCTTCAATCTTTCGGCGTTCTTCTTCCCGCGCTCTCTCAATCTCAGCCTGCCGACGCTGCTCCTCTTCCTTCTGGCGACGAATCCGTTCCTGCTCCAACGCACGTTTTTTGTTTTCTTCGTACGTGTTAATTTGGGTAAGAGCTGTTCCCAAGTCGCGGCCCTTCTTGTAATTCTGCAGCGCATCCTCCATGACATCTGATTGCGTGTTACGAATGATAGCAATTTCCGAAACCGTTTTTTCTACCAGCGCTGTCAGATCCTTTTCAATTTGTTTCATGTTGGTTGTGGCATTATCCCATTTTTTTACGTAGATTTCTTTCAGTGGCAGATACTCCGTCCATTCACCTACACATTTTGCATACAACGTTTCGATTTCTTCGTGACGTTTTCGAATACGCTCTGCTTCCATCTCTTTCAACTGACTGTCAATAAGGCAAATCGGCTCGTCGATGATTTCCAGCAGTTCTTTCACCTTCGTTTCGAAGTCATTGTACGGAGCAAGGCACTGCGACTTTACTTCTTTCCGACGTTTCTCTACTTCTTCTCTGGTCTTCCGGAGAGACGCCAGTTCCGCCTTGGCCACGCTCTTAGATTCTTCAGTGAATACCGCTCCCTGATACTCCGCCATCTTTTCGGACAACTTAGCTTTCACATCCTCAAAGTTACACCGAATCACAGCCGGTTCCTGGCTAATTTCGATCTTTAATTCATTCATTTTCTTTTTCTCCTTCTTTTCTGTTTTCTTCTACTTTCTGCAATCCGAGAATCGCCGCGATTGTCTCAACCTGCGGGAATTTCTCGCTTTCCAGATACCGGCGTACTGCTTCGATGTAACATGTTGCCGCATCTGCCGCGCTTTTTTCTACACTTACATCCAAGCCTACATATTCATACTTTTTCATTCTTCTACCTCAACAAATTCTCCATTTTTCATCGTGTAATAAGTGTCCTCTTTGATTTTTTCGCCGTCTACACGCTCTGTTTTTACGCAGACCGGCACATAGCGTCCTTTTTCTTCATCTTTCACCCATTCCGCAAGCGTGATCCAGCTCCCCTTTTTGCCTTTTGCTTTTGATCTGCTGCCCGCGCACATAATCACACCGTGCTCCTCATATGTCATGTTTTCCTCGTACTGTTTCCCTCTGCAGGAAAAATCTTTCTCGAATCTCTTAAAACCTTTCATTCCCATTGCCTTTTCTCCTTTCATGTGCTATGATGATGTTGTCTTTTTACGGATGCCCTTCGTCTCTCCGGAGGGCATTTTTACATTCTCAACCACATCTGGAACACTCTGTCTTTCTTCTTTTCCGCCTTTTCGGCTTCTGTTTTCTTTCTCTTCTCCTCAGCGTCAACCGCCAGAAAAGCAAGATACCCGAGAATCATCAGCGAAAAGCACCAGAAGAACCCGCCCCAATTGATATTGCTGATGGCCACGAGTGCCGTAACCCATAGAATCACTTCTGCTGCTACAATTTTTTTCTTCAATGCTTCGCCCTCCATTTCTCCAGCTCCACTGTGTCGAACACAAGCGGGCTGTTTTTCTTCATCGGGTTGATTTTCCTCACAACCCCCGCCGGTGCGTATTTCTCGGCGCGTTCAAGTACCGCTTCGCCCAATAACGGGTTTTTCAGCTTAAGCAGCTCCGATTTCCGCATATACCTCGCCGGATATCGAATCCGGTTTTCTTCTGTTTTCTCTCTGATCCTGACCTCTCGGCCCAGAAACATAAAGAGCATCTTTTCCGCTTCTGCTTTCGTAATTTCTTCCATCCGGGGAACCTCCTTACATCACCAACACGGCCGCCACAACCGTTATCAGCACCACGAAAGTTACCAGCCACGCCGCAAACCAGAATTTTGCTCTTATTCTGGCTTCTCGTATCACGCTGACTGCGAATCCTTCCGCCTGCTCCCATGTCGTTTCTTCCATGTTCCTCCTTACTCGATTCGTTCCCACTGGAAGCGGCCTTTCCCTGAGTTTCGCCACTGTCCAAGACCTCTGAGTGCGCCGTAATCGAACCATTCAGCCACTGCTCCAGCCATCGTGTCAGTTAAGCACTGTACCGCGAACTCAATCCATGCTCCCGCTGGGATGCTCTCACTGTTCGCCAGGGCTGTTTTTTCTCCCTGTGGTGTCTGTCCCCTGAGCGGTCGCTCACAATTTCCGATTGTTCCCTCAAAATGAATCGGGATCTGACGTTCTTTCACAAAGATCAGTCCATCAATCTCTTTTTTGTAAGCCTTAATCTTAGAACTTTTTGTTCCTGGTACCTTTCTCAGCATTCCAGCCGCATCCTTGAAGAATCCCTTGATCTGGTAGTCCCAATAGATCGGCACTCCCTCTTTGTTTCTCGGGAATATGGTCATTCCCTTCTCGATGGCTGCTTCCACGCCGATCGCTTCGACCTCTTCCTTCTTGCTCGGCGCGTTCGGTGCCATAGACGCAATATAGGTCTTATGGATCTCCTTATCTGCCGCCGCTGTTCCAAGAATTTCCTCGGTGAATGTTAATCTTACTTTCATTTCCTTCATGTTGTTTCTCCTTTTCGTTTTGAGTTTTGATCCTTTCGTTGCTCCGATACTCTTCTCCACGCCTTCGCGTATCAAATCGCCGCACTTCATTTCTTTGCTCAGAAATTCCTTTCTGTGCTATTCCATTCCCTTGCCGAGCTGCTCGACGCTCTTCCGTTGCTCATCTTGGCTTACACTGCTATTCCTTTGCTCCGACCTGCGATTCCTTTCCGTAGCATTCCGGTTCGTTGGCTCGCTGTACCATGCCCTCGCTCAGCTCTACTGTTCGTCGCTATTCCATAGCCCTTCTACTCAACGTTTTTCCTTGCCATCGCTGATCATGCCCACGCGTTGCTGCTCCCCTGCGCCGCCAATCTATTCAGTGCTGTTCCTTGGCATCTCTATTCAAAGCTCAGCTTTTTGCTGCCTATCTTTGCCATTCCTTCGCAGTTCCACGCCCCGCTTTTCCTTAGCATTGCCATCTCTGCTATGCCATTGCGGATAGAATTTTGTTGACGAAATATCTCTGCCCTTTCCCCGTTACTTTCGGGGTGCGGCTGATCCGAACATTTCCGTTCGGCTGGGTGATCGTGGACTCTTTAATCTCCATAACCTCGAGATCCATGCTCTTCTGTGTCGGCATGTTGTAGCTGGCTCCGTCCTTCCGGATCAGATAACCGTTTTCCCGCATCCACTGGAAGAGCCGCTTCTCGCCGATGTCAACCCCATTCTGCTTAATCAACTTTGCAAGGTCGCCGATCAAGATTGACGTTTTGCTTGCGCTCACCGCATCCGCGAAAATCTCTTTCGGTCGCATCCGTTCGATCGTCCGGTTCTGCTCCTCAATGGTTTTCTGCGCTTCGAGGACTGCCAGAGCCAGAAGTTCCTTTCCCTGCGGTGCTGTCTGCTGATACCCGCCGGTTTTCCGGATCGCTGGGAGAACCTCCGACGTTATCCAGTGCTTGAATCTCTTTGCTTCTTCCATCTTGCTCGAGAGAATCAAGCTATACAGCCCGGATTCGTTAATCAGCGTCACTTCCCGCCGCTGACCTGCCAGAACGATTTGTTCGGTCAGCTTGTCCTCAGCGTCTACGTGATCTCGAATTGCTTTCTGCTGGTTTTGGTATTTCAGCACCTTAGCGATACTGGAGCCAACAAACCACGGTTCTCCGTTTCGCATCTCGATTCGAATGCTCCCGAACTCTGCATTCGTGATAATCATTTCGTTCATGCTTCCACCTTCTTTCTGTGGTCAAGAAAAGCTATTTTGCGTACTGAGCAGCGCTTGCGATGCTCAATATATGTTTTTATATCTTTTTCTTATTCTTATTCTTATTCTAGGGGCGTTACTGTGACGCTACGTCCCTGTTAGCGTAACGTTATGATAACGTTACTAAGCAAATTGCAATATTCCTAGTTGCATTTTGCTGTGCATTAAAATGGTAAAAAATGCACGATTTTTTCTAAAAGCCAGCATAAATTTCTTAATAGTTTTTCTCCGTTAAAGAAAACATTTATTAAAATCGAAATCACGCTGAGGATAATTGCTAATGTCGAATTTTCCAATTTTTTGCTATTTTCCATCGTTTCTCCCTCTTTTTTGTGGTATACTCCGCTTGAAAGGAGGTGCGAAAATGGATTTTCATATTCCTAACCTTGCAAACGGAACATTCGTTCCTATGGAAGTTCAGCTAAGAGAAGCCAAGGAAAGAGAACTTCGCAAAAAGCAGCGTCGTCATGATTTTCTTGTAACTCTCTTTAGCGTGGTCGCAAGCGTAATCGCCGGATTGATTACCGACCTTCTTGTTCATTAATTATCTGAAAAGCCAATGAGCAAGAAAACAACCAAATGCTCCGCAGGTTATAGAAAGTGCACTGCAAAGAATCCAAAACGCAACTCTATTTCTCATGGCTGACCTCCTTTCCTGTCTTTGGAGAGGACGTTGGCCATTTTAAATTTTTCCGCATATCCACCTCCTGTTTCAGAATCCGTCCATGATCGCTAACGCGGTCAACGCTGCCGCCGACCAATATAGAATCTTTGGCTCTGTTCTCTTCTCCTTAATTCCGTTCATCGCCGCGAAAAGAAATAAGAATATGTTCAGAGCCAAGATAAACGTTTTCTTCATGGCTTTCTCCTTATGTTTTCTGTAACCGGGCTTTGTCCGCTTCTTCTCTATCGCGAAGTGCCGAAAGATAGATGATGACCATGTTCTTACTGTCTTCTGGCAGTGACATGAAAATATCTGCAAATTTCTTGCAATCTTCTTTATCTTTTTCTGCTACCATGTACTCACCTCCTTTGTACTTTGTACATTCTCAATATAGCACCATGTACATACTTTGTCAACATGTTTTTTCGTACTTTGTACGATTTTTTCTATTGATATTTTGCTCATTCTGGTGTAAACTATCATTAGACAGGAGGTGAAAATGTTGCATGAAAGATTGAAAATGCTGCGTAAAGCCTTAAACATAGGTAGCCAGCAAAAATTCGCAAACGATCTTGGGATATCGTTTTCGAACGTCTCAAGTTATGAGATGGGAAGGCGAACCCCTTCTGATGCCGTCATTAAATTAATTTGTGAGAAATATAATGTGCGGGAAGAATGGCTCCGAGATGGAGAAGGTGAAATGTTTCGTGATATTGATGTAGACTTCGGAACTATATGTGCTGAAATCGGAATTGAAGACTTGAAAGCCAAAGAAGCAATTATGAAATATTATCATCTGTCAAAAGAAGACAAGGAACTTTTTTGGAAGTTCATGGATCGTTTTTCGAAATAAAAGAAGCAGGGGTCAGTTCCCCTGCTTCTTATTTTCCGCGTATAATCTTTTTACAAAGCCATAAATCATATCAATGTACGCTGGATTGTAAATTTCGTCTACCATCCGTTTTATTTCTTTCTTTTTATCTTCCGGTTGTTCATCTCTCATGATTATGTACCTCCCTGACAGTGCCAATCAAAATAGTGATACCACGATTATAGAACATTTGTTCGATAATGTCAACCGTGCGCCACGTATCTGCCTATTTCGATATACAGAATCTCTAATTTTTCAACTTTTTTCTCCCCCCCTTATTGACAGTTTTTAAAAATATGATAAAATTTTCTGTATAACATCTTTATACTTATATTACACCGGATACCGCACAAGATGTTGACGTAATTTCATGTGTGCTTGCTCTTTTGCTTGATAATTTTCGTCAGAATCTTGATACAAAGGGGGAATTTAAGGTGATTACAAAGAAAGAGATGTTAGACACATTTGCGGAAAATCTGGAAAAAGAGCGCATAAAGCTCGGGTATACTCAATGTGAATTCGCGAAAAAGCTGGGGATTTCGGCATCTTCTTACCGGAACATCATTTCCCGCCGCGTGGACACGTTCAGTATCATGCTTGCGCCGAAACTCTATGAGCTGACAGGAAGATTCTTATACGAGATGTTTGGGCAACGCAGTATCGAGATTGAAGTGCTGAATAAATTCCGCAAATTAACAGATCGGCAGAAAGCCTACATAACCGCCAAAATAGAATTCGAGCTTGAGATGAAAGCCAAAGAAGAAGATCCTGCGAACATGTTGGATGTCCTGCTTCTGACAGGAAACATGGAAGATGGGATGGTTCTGGATTCCGCACATGAAGAGCATGTGTATTGCCCGGAATATATCAAGAAATACGGAGAGCGGCTGCACTGTGGCATCCGGATAACATCGAACCACTTACATCCCGTATATATCAAGGGTGATATCATCGGAATCTCGAAGCGGCCGCCCAGGGACGGTGATACATGCGTCCTGGTCAATAAAAAGAACGGGCGGGCGTACATCCGTAAATTTATCCAGTCGGAACCGTGCAGAATGGAGCCGATAAACGGGTATGGGGATATCATAACCATAGATCACAACAACCCGGACGAGATAAGGGAATGGGTTATATTTGGCGTGGTTATCACGGTTCTGCGCAGATAGGGGGAATCAATATGGCAGAGACAAAATATTGCAAACATTGCGGACAGGTTATTGACGCGGATTGTGTCGTGTGTCCGAAGTGCGGAAAGCAGGTTGAGGATCTTAAAACAGATCAGAAGAACGTTATTATTAATAACAACAACAGTAGCAGCGCATCCTCTTCTGCTTCTTCATCAGCAGCGGCAGCGGCGAGTGCAAGCCAAGGAGTATACGTCACAGGAAAGCCAAAAAATAAATGGGTTGCTTTCTTCCTGTGCCTTTTTACTTTATGCGGACACAAATTCTACGAAGGAAAATTCGGAATGGGTATCCTGTACCTCTGTACCCTGGGGATTTTTGGAATCGGCTGGATTATCGACCTGTTTACGATTCTAGGAAAACCGAATCCGTATTATGTATAGATAATAAAAAATGGCCTAACAGACTGTGGCGCAATCTGTTAGGCCTTTCATAAGAGGTTACTCCCCGGAAGGAATAATCTAATGAACATGATTATGTTATCACACTTCCGGCGGCTTCGCAAGTGGAACGGGAAAATTTTCGATTTTTTTCGACTATTTTTTCCCGTCTGTTTGCGGCCGCTTTTTTGCACCCATTTTGCGCCGTCTCTGTGGCTTTTCCAGCCACTAAACGAAAGGAGCCTATAGATGGCAAAGGCGAAATATACAAAGCAAAAGAACGGGTATTTTCAAGCCCGTGTGTGGGATGGAAGTTATGTTGATGGGAAAAAGCACTATATTACGATCCGGTCGAAGAAAAGCAGTAAGGATCTGGAAGCAAAGGTGGCAGCCTACAACGACAAAATTAAGAACCTTGAAGCCGTCCGAGATAAAAACATCCTGTTTCTGGACTACGCCGGGCGGTGGCTGACAGTCTACAAAGCCGAAGCAACGAACAACACGAAGAGGATGTACCGGAATATCATTGAAAAGCATCTGCGGCAGATGGACGGCGTGCGGCTCTGCGATGTCCTGCCGATCCACTACCAGACAGTCCTTAACGACGCGGCCGGAAAGAAACGCATCCAGCAGCAGATACAGCTTACATTCTCGCAGATCATGAAGGCCGCGGTGCATGACCGATTATATCCCGCCAACCTGCTGGAGGATCTCAAGGACGTGATGAAGCCGATCGACTACAAGGCGGATGAGAAACGACCGTTAACCGAAAACGAAAAAAACGCCATGGTGAAAGCAGAGTTATCCCCATCTGATCGGATTTTTGTGGATATCTTATACTGCACGGGGCTACGATGTGGAGAAGTTCTTGCTCTCACACGGTTTGATATTGATTTTTCCGAAAAGGTCATCAACGTGAATAAATCAATCGAGTTCGATGATGCCGGAAAGCCGAGCATCAAAGAACCGAAATCGAAGAACGGATTCCGGCAGGTTCCAATTCCGCCGCAGCTCTATACGTCGCTGGAAAGCTACGTGCGGTTCTGTATCAAGGGAACACTTCTGTTTTCCATGCAGGACGGCAAAATGGTGTCTAAATCCTCTTACCGCCGGAAGTGGGAAAGAATCATAAAGGAAATGAATAGAGTCGCTGAAAAGCCCGTCTGCGGACTCACAGCCCATATTTTCCGCCACAACTATTGTACGTCGCTCTGCTACCAGATCCCGCGTATCTCGATCAAGAATATTGCGTCTCTCCTGGGGGATGACGAAGCAATGGTTTTGAGGATTTACAATCACATCATGCTGGAAAAAGAGGATACCGCCGGAGCGGTAGAAGCTGCTCTTTCCATGTGATCCGATGTGACACGAAAATGACACATTTACATTCCTTTACATACCCTTACAATCCCTTACTTTGATTTTTCAATAATTTCATTTCGACAACGCAAAAAGGCTGAAAACCCTTGATTTTACTATGGTTTCCAGCCTTTTCAATTAGTGAAGCATCGGGGATTCGAACCCCGGACAACTTGATTAAAAGTCAAGTTTCCTTACCTCCTAAGATGCCCGCAAATACGCCATTTTTGCGAAAGCCCATGACACAAAAATGACACATTCAGATCTTAGCACATTGTGTCTATCCTGTCAAATAAAAAAGCCGTGCCATTTTGACACGACTCTTTTATTTTTTTCTCATGCTTCTTTTTCCGCGAGATCGAGGTCTGATCCGTCCAGGAACTCCCCGTCCTCGTCCATATTACAGTATTCGAGCGCGTATTCATCGGCAAACATGTATCCACCGGACTTGCGGTACGAGCAGCTATATTTAGCAAGCTCGGCTTTTGCCAAGTCGTACTGGTCTCCCGTCCAGCGTTTCAGTTCTTCCGGGCTTGCGTTTTCGCCGCAAATGCAATCGCCTTCAACAAAGTTATCAAATTGTTTCCTGGTGTAGCTGCCTACTCCGTGTTTTAAAATTATCGTATTATAAAAGCTATTCATCTCTGTTTTCTCCTTTTCTGTTTTTTTGGTATCCTCTCTAACTACTCTATCGAGTAGTAAAAGGACATACTCCGGCGGGTTTCTTTTTCCCGCCTCCCATCCCTCAATAGTCCTCTTGGGGATGTTATATTTTCTTGCGAACGCCTCCTGTGTTAAGCCGGAGGCGTTCCGGATTTCTTTTATTTTCATTATTTTTCTCCTTTATATTCAATAAATTCGTCGTCTGTCTCAACGAATTTATTGATTTCTTCGATCAGTTCCTCTTCGCTGACCGTCTGGAACTCACCGCACTCGTAAGTTCCGTCTTCGAGGCGGTGATCATCGAAGCTTCCGCACACCGGGCAGAAGTCAAATTCTGCCGTAGTGCCGTAGGAAGCTTCCCAACGGCCATTTTCTAAACGGGTGTAATCAGTCCAGAAACCGTATGAACCCCCGTTTGCTGATTTTTCGGATTCGTACTCCGAAAAATCATTAAATCTTACTCTCTGGATTCCTTCCAGACTTTTAATTTTGTTTGCTTTTTCCATTTTAATTTCCTCCTTGATTTTTGTTATGCCTTAACTTTGATTATATAATACCACTCATTGACGTATACGTCAATAGGTTATTTTAGTTTTTTTATTTTTTGCAATAAAAAAAGGCGTAGGGAAATCCCCACGCCTCTTGATATCTTTTATATTTTTTACTGGCGGTTACACCATTCCTGTAAAGCCTTGACCATCGCTGACGGGTAGCTGATCACGCCGTCTACCGGTGTGCCGAGTTTTTTCTGGAGCGCACGGATGGTCTGCGGTCCGATATAGCCGTCTTCTGTGGTTCCAGCCCATTTTTGCATAGCTCTGATCAGGTCAGAGCCGCCGGACAGTTCGTCAGACCATTCGGCCGCCGCGATGCCGGCGCAGTATTCTTTGTTAGCTGTTGGCTGATCGCTGATCACGCCGTCTACTCCGGTTTCAAAAATCTCCTGCAAGCGTTTGGTCAGCTCCGGTCCCCATACTCCATCAACTGATATCGCTTTTGCGGCCGGCTTCTGAACGGATGCTGTACCGCCGTAGGTACAGTATTTTTTATGGCAATTGATCCATCCTGCGCCCGAGAGCAGTTTTCCCCAACTTCCATTCTGGATTTTGGTGATAGTATAGCTGCCCTGATCCCGGATTACTCCGACGATCTTACTGTCTGCATTCGGAGCGATACGGATGTTTAATTCCGCGTCATTGACCTTGTAAACTCCTGGCTTATATATCTCCTCGCCGGATGTATTGTTTCCAGAAGACTCTGAGCTGCCGCCGCTGATCAGCTTCTTGAATCTCGTCCAGTCGCCTTTTGCAATGATCTGCGACGGGCAGTTTTTGCTGCAGATATCGAGATGTCGATAGACTTTGGATGCCGGGATGCCTGTTTCTTTCATGAGCTGCCGTACAAGCTCCACGGTGTTCTGAAACGCTTTCTCATAGTTATATCCGCCCTGCACGCACATTTCCACACCGATGCTGTTCCGGTTGCCATAAGAGCCGAACAGGTTGCCGTTTCCGTAGTTGATGCCAACGTGCCAGCATCCGAGGTTGTGCGGTGCTGCCTGATAGGCGGTGTCTCCGTCATCCACGTAGTAATGAGCCGACATACTCTCGAAATTCCCGTCATGCTGCGCTCTTGCGTGGGCGCGAGCGTTGGCGGTTGGCTCGAAGTTGTCGGTATTGTGTACAACGATACACTGTGGATTGTTGTACGGATAGGTGTTCTGGCTGCTGATGTATGATCTGTTAATTCTCATTTGTCGATGCTCCTTTTCCATAAATTTCGATTCTTAGGAACATTGTACTCTTTTTCTCACGGCTCTTTGTGGACTTGTTAGACTACGTATCGGTGATGGCTGTATCTTACGTTTTCCTGCGTTACTTTTGCGTAGATCATCGTGGTACTGATCCGCGTATGACCGAGGAGTTTCTGCAGATCTGTCACGTCCATGCCGTGGTCTATCGCATTTGTAGCTGTGGTGTGCCGGATCAGATGAGGAAATAGCGGTCTCCCGATGCCGGATCGCACGCCGATGTTGTGGATGACCTGCTCTATAGCTTGCTTTTGCAGAGCATGGTAAGGCTTACGTATTGTACAGAAAACGGCATCTGTATCGTCTTTTCTGGTAGCCCAATACTTCTGCAGAGTGTATTCTGCGCGGGCGTTAAGATAAGAAACTCGGTGTTTGCGGCCTTTTCCGAACAATCTGACTTCTTTCGTGGAGAAATCAATATCTTCTTTTTTGAGGATCGCCATTTCCGAAACACGGCATCCGGTACTGTAGAAAAACTCGATCATTGCTCTTTCTCGAAGATCAACGCACGCATCCCGTACCATTTCCATCTCGATGCCATCAAGTGGCTCTCGCGGCTTCTCCTCGTACTTAATGGCGTGGATTTTCGCACATGGGTTCTCCGGAATGTAATATTCCCGACAACACCAGTCAAGAAACGTATTGATAACGATGCGCTTAGTGTCAATGGTATGATCCGAGTTCTTCCCAACCAGCCCGTACAAATATAAGCGGATATCGTTTGCCGTGATTTTCTCAACTGGCTTGCCGACGGCGTACAAAAACTGTTCCAGATAACATTTGTAAGTTATAAGCGACTGCGGACTCATGCCCTCAATCTTTTTCGATACCATGTAGACCTTATAGCACGCTGGTAAGAGATCATCCGGAACCGCTACATCCCTGCACTTCTTTTCAATATTGTAATCGTCCGAAAAGATCTCCAATTCGTTAAGCACCACTTTCATCTGCTCAGGTGTGAGCTTGCCGTTCAACTTTGTAATAAACTCGGTCGCAAAATCTGCCATAAAAAAACCTCCTTTTGTGGTTCACAAAGGGAGGGTATTGTGATATAATAATACACGTACCCTTTGTGGTGCAGTTTGGAACCGGGTGTGTCTTTGGTCGGATAGCCCGGTTCCTTTTTTAGTTGTGCTTACATTATACCACGTTGTTTGAAAATAGGAAGTCTTTTTTCAAAAAAGCAAGATTTAAGCAAGATTTTTAATAAATTAAATCCCTTATTTTATTGAATTGAATCGACACTTCGGCTTGAATGAAATCTTTCATGTCATTCATTCTTATTATCCTATCTGGATAAGGAATATCTGCCTTCTCAAAGGATTGTCCAATATCCATCTGTATACGATTGAATATTTCGTTTCCTATGTATAAACTTGTTAGTTCCCACATTTGATCATCTGAAAGATTCTCAAAGTCAACATCAGGATATTTTTCTAAGTATTCACTTAGTGATACCATTACAGAATTTTTTATAGAAATTTCGTCAACGCTTCCACCATCGGGACACACATGCTCAACAATAGTATTACTATTGAGATGATTATTTTCAATATATTCATCAATTGCGGCGATATGCTTTTTCAATTCCGGGTTAACCGCGACAAAATTGCCGCGGTTATTCTGACTGATAAGGTCGCCGGAATCGTCCACCTCTGAATAGGTGTAAGCGATCCGGATGCCCTCGCCGGTTACTAATTTCGTAAAACTTGTTAAGACTTTCATTGTTTCTCCTTTCATGCTATAATTTTCGATTCTACATAATCAATATACGTCTGATAGCCGATTTCGCTGTAGTCCAATTCCGGCTCTTTTTCATATGGAGTTTCGTTCTTTTCCAGTCTTTCTAGCGTGTAATCTGCCTGTTTAGCTTTCAGCTCCCATGAAAAGCTAAGATTTGGTGTTCCTTTGACCAAAAAGTAGTCTGCCGTTTTTTCCTCGATCCACAGGTCACCACATCCCTCTTTTTGCAAGAACACGTTATACTTGTCATTTCTCAGCACTGTTTCGCCGAAAATATCGTCAATCTGAACGTAGCACAGGCCGTTTTCGTCCGTTTCCGCTTCTCCGATGTCTCCGAAGAACGGGCTTGGCATCTCATAGCAATACTGGAGACGCTGACCGTAGTTTTCGGTATCTACAATTCTATTTTTGGTTCCAGAAGTATAGATTCCCTCTGCGGTTACATGTGAACCTTTTCCAAGTCCATTTCCTATTACATAGAAGCCGCCGTTTGCATCCTCTTTTCCGGCTTTCATGTATACGCCATAATTCGAGAGTGAATCAGTGACAGAGGAATATCCGGAAAGATCGTCTGTGTAACACATTCCGAAGTGTCCGCTTGTCCACGTGCTACCAATTCCAGCTCCCGTTGATTGATCAAGCAATCGAACGCCAGGGAATAAGTACGGATTCATTTCAAAAATATATTCTTTCTGAGTAACGCTAAATCCCCAGTTAGCCGTACTGTCAACTTTTACGCCGCCTGTGGAGATTTTGACAGCTTCATTTCCGTTGACCGTGCCTTGTATATAGTCATTTTGTGACTCAAGGTGGATCTGCGTACCATATATGGAACCTTTCTGCAAATTAAAACCGTCTTTGTTCCAGCTTCCGATCTTATTTCCACTGGAATCATACACTTCCGCTTGACCGTTGCCGTTGTTGACTCCGCCAAGTTTTAAGGTTCCGCCTTGTGCGTACGAGAAATTGAGGAACAGTTTTCCATCTTTCAAGAAAATGCCCTGTGCCGCGCCGTTATTGGTGAGTCGGTTAAAAATTTCAAGCTGTGTTAAGGCCTTGTCAAGTGCATCTACCGCGGAGTTGTCCGTATACTTATTTCTCTTCTGCCAATCTCCGGCAACATACAAGCCGGACTCTCTGGCGG